GGAGGCAACGTCATAGACAACGAAGAAGGCCCAACGGTTACGCCACGCCTCTCCGCTATCCACTTGTTGATTTTCGTAAAAAGTGGCATTGTAGCAGAATTATTCTGCCACAAACATAAATATGTGAAAATCGGCGACTTGGTAAAATTTTACCAAAGTTCACTTCCGGTGCAAAAATTCCTTTGAATGACGGAATGCGTTGTAGGATGGAAAGAGATATGAGCCGAAGGCATCAAAATAAAGGTCGTTGAGTCGCTCATATATTTCTCTGCGGCTGACGTTTGGGTCTTCCTTCCGGTATATGGCAAGCAGCTTCCAGAACTCGTCAACGAATCCCCTCCGGGTGGCGATCTTCATAAGCTGCTGAAGTTCCTGGTAGTCGTTTTTCATACGGTCCTCAAGTTGTGATTGGTGTAGATTTTCCTTATTCCTGGGGCGGTTTCGTCATTAAGCCAGCCTCCGTAAGCATCAGCCAAGGCTACCACTCCATCTATCTTGTTTCTGGATCTGGCCTTGTCGAGTTTGATGTTCGCATTCGGGTCTCGGTAAATCACCACGTTGCGGAACATCCACCGGATAACCGGGTTGTCGAGGAAGTTGATGGCGTGTTTTAAAACATCTGACTCCATTCTTTTGGTTGGTACGGACATATAGCGGATGTTCTGCTGGTATTCCATGAGCTTGTCGGTGTACTTGCCGAATTTGGTCTTTATGTCCCACATTCCCCAGGGGTCGTAACAGATCCGCTTGATGTCGTACAAGTCGAGGTGATCCAGCAGGGTGTGGAGGAACCACTCCTCATCCAGCACCTTGCCTGGGAAGGCGGTAATCCATCCCTGCTCCCTCCATTGGCGGTAGTCCACACGGTCTCCGCTTTCCTTGACCTTTTCCTCTGGGATGCAGAACATATACTGCACTGCCATTTGTCTGGGGAAGAAGAAGGCCACTGCTGTGAGGTCGCTCTTGCTTGCGAGGTCTATCCCGACATAGCAAGGTTTCCCCTTGAGGGTGTTCACGTCCAGCGGAGCATTGCAGGCTGCTACATCATCGTCCGGAATCCATACCTCCGGGGCATCGACCCACATGTTGAGGTTCTTGGTCAGGAAGGCTGCGAGCGTGCTTCCTCCCTTGCTCTGGGCTTCGTCGTATTCCGACTGGAGGTAGGACGGATAGAGTGATACGCCGTAGTTCGGATTGACCTTGCGCCAGACCTCCGGATCGTTCCAGTTGTCCCCCTCATCGGGTTCGTAGAGCATGATGAAGTGATTGTCCTTCTCCTGGACTCCGAGCATAATGTCCCGGTAGTACTGGAGGTCCCGGAAGTAGGGATAGGAGGTGTCCGTGCCGGCGGTGGAGATGGAGAAAACGAGAGGATTCTTCCTTGCACCGATTCCGGTCTTGATAACATCATAGATCTCGTTTGTTTTCCAGGCGTGTCTCTCGTCGCAGATTGCTGCGTGGGGGTTAAGTCCGTCCTTGTTCTTGGTGTCCTTGGTCAGCGGTTTGAAGGCTGATGCCGTTTTGGTCACCGCTATCGAGCCTCGGTAGATGTCGAACAGGGTGGAGATCGGGCTGTTCCTGATCAGTTCCTTTGCCGTCTCGAAGCAAATCTTCGCCTGCTCCTTGTCCACGGCTGCCGCATAGACCTCCGCAGCCGCTTCTCCGTCGAAATAGAGCAGATAAATGGCAATCATTGCGGCGAAGGTGGTCTTCCCGTTCTTCCTCGGCACATACACGTCCGCATACTGGTATCTGCGGCTCCGGGTGTCCTTCCTGTACCATCCGAGGATATTTGCGGCTATGAATAGCTGCCAATCCTCCAGTTTTATCGGTTGCCCGGCAAATTCTCCCTTGAAATGGCGCATCTGGGCGGTCATGGAGCAGAATCGGAGAAATGGCTCCTCCCGGAAGTACAAATCTTCCCTTTGCCAGTCGGCGAACCATCTGTCGACGGCCAGTTTGACCATCTTGCAGGCCGGTATCTTGCCATCTCTAATGCCTTCGGCATACTTGTTTACCCTACTGATCCTCCGGTCCATCGTCCACTCCGTTCATTATGATGTTCACGATCTGCGTGGTCGGGTCTTCCGGGGTGACCTCCGCCCGTAGCCTCTGGCGGTCATAGGGCGAGAATCCGAAGTTCGAGCTCACGTTTTTCACTATGTCCCAGGATACTTTCTTTTGCAAGCATGACGGATTGTCCACGGTTCCTACGACTTTGCCATCCTCGTTATATTTGAGCCTGTATCTGCCATTTTTCTGGATGTCGGCATCGCATGTCAGGTAGTTGTCGAACTCCTTGGCGTAGACGAGCAACTGCACCAGATCCGGCTGCTGGAGCAACCCGAATGCCATGACCTGGCGGCAGGCGGAGAGGTAGATCTTCTTCGCCCTCTCGGTGAGCGTGTCGTAACCGGGGAGGTGGCAGCATGTCAGGATGGTCGTTATCTTCTTCCCTATTTGATTTGAGCTTCCCGTATGCCTCCGGCAAGGCTGCAAAGTCCCTTTTAACCTTGCCAGCTCCTCCGGTTGCTGCCGTCTGCCGCTATTCTTGTTTCCAGCCATTTCTATTGTTTCCCTTTTCCGTCTTTGTTAAACTGCATTTTCGTGCAAAAAAGTGGGGGCGTGGTTTTGAGCGAGATTGCGTTTAGAGATTTTGACCCCCCTGGGGGTACAGCTCCCACCTATACCCTTTTGCTTTGTTACTTTTATGGTTGACCGCCTTCCATATATTGCTTTGCGTTGTTCCGACAATTCGAGCCGCATCGGTTGCAGATTCATATACTTGGATGATTATACCGTTGTCATCTATCTGTGCCACTGGTTTCTTTCGGGCAACAGAAATTCTTTGTAATCTTGTCCCGTATGTTTGATTGTATAAGTTGGCACACCATTCCAGATTATCTATTTGATTGTTTTGTTTGTTCTCATCTTTGTGATTAACCTGTGGATAGTTGCATGGGTTGGGGACAAAAGCCAAAGCCACCAACTGATGCACAAATCTTCTATATTTCTGCCTTGAACCTGGGTATCTAATGCCGACAGTAAGGTAGCCCCATTTGTCAACCTTTGTCTTTAGTTCCTTCCCAGATGGTCCATATATTATTCCCTTGTCTGAAGCGACATATCTATCTCCTGTTCCTGGTATTACTCTATTCATTGTGAATGTTCCTCCATTCTTGAATCCTTTGTTTGTCTCTCTGACCTTTGATGTGATTGCATTGGAAGCATAAAGCCTGGAGGTTCCGTCTGTCGAAGAAGTAGTCTTCGCAGATCGGCCAGGGATCTATGTGGTCGACGCACTCTGCTGCCTTGAGTATTCCGTTTCGCCTGCACTCCTCGCAGAGCGGATGCTCTTGGATGAATGCCTTGGCGAGCTTGTGCCATCTGCTTGTGTTATAGGGTGCGCCGGATCTCTCCCTAACGTACCGGCCCGATGCTCGTTCCCTGGCTTGCGCCGTGTCCCAGACGAGTACTGCTCTCTGTCGCTTGATGCTACCTGTCTGCATCGTGGTGTGTACTTGTCTCTTGTCTATCATATCAGTTGATGTAGTATGTCTCATCGTCCTCACGCCCTCGCTTGGCCTTCCTCCCAGCCTTGCGGACCTCAACCCTGCGTGCGGAGGTCCTTCTTACAAACTGGTTGTCGAAGTCCGTGACGGCTATCTGGAAGCTGACGAGGAGGAACAGGATGAATGCTCCGAATCCCCTCTTGACCTCCGAGAGGTCGAGGTGGTAGTTCTTCTCCAGGAACCACGACACCAGGGCATTGGTTGACCTCGGTATGCCGGTCTTGTCGTAGATGTTCTGCGTGTGCTTGGTCACGGTGTTGTGAGTAATTCCGCAGGCATCCGCTATCTCCTTTCCTATCAGTCCAGCGACATAGCCGGAGGCAATCCGTGTCTCGGCAGGAGTGAGTATCTTGTCTGTTTCCATTATAGATATTGCCTTTGTTTTCCCATCTGGTATTCTATTGATTCGAGCAGGCCTATGTCATCGGGTGATGGGAGGTAGTAGCCCTCTGATGCCGCCCATGTCCTGAACTTATCAATCGCTTGAGTCATCTCTTCCTTTGTCAGATTCGCAGATGAGCGGAGGTAGCTCACCTTGCCGGCCAATCTGTCATCCTTTGTCCTGACGAACAGATCCGGATTGACCAGTCTCTTGAAGTAGTGTTCCTTCGTGAAGTCAAGGGTGTTTCCGGTCTCCATTGCCATTGCTCCGATAATGAGATGGAGGTAGTTGTTTTGGTTGAGTGTGCGTATCTTCTTTTCGGTAAGATCCACGATGGAATGCTTCTGCTTGAGTGCTTCCCATCGTGCATCCGCCTTGCGGAGATCCAGTTCATCTGCGAGGTTGTAGGTCATCGTGCATCATTCATGTATTCCCATATCACTTTCTGAAATTCCTCAAGGGATCTCACCACTGCGTAGTCATAACCGTGACCGTAGACTTCCTTTTCCCATTCCTTCTGTGAGCTGGACTGGTAGCCGGTCTTGGTCTTCATTTCTATACAAAGGCCATGGTGGTTGCCATTCGGGAGTAGGAGGATAAGGTCGGCTACGCCAGCCACGACTCCTTCGGCTTTCATTATAGCTCCGGTGACTGCGCTCCTCGCTCCGCCGTTTGGGACTGCAAATAGCAGCCGGGCGTAGGCCGGGTATCGTAGCCTGAACCACTTGACGCATGCTATCTGGGTATTACTTTCGATATGCCGCATCTGCCATACTTTCAAACCATCCCTCTATCACCGAATCCTTCGTGATACTGTATCCCTCAGTTATCCGTATATTGGCTATGGCCTCATCGGATATTTCTACCTGGATGTCTTCTATGCTGACATTCCAGTTTCTGTCTATTATTACCCAGGCTTGGTCTGGGATCATAGAAACTATGTATTTTAGATCCTTTCCTATCATCTTAGTTTCCGTAGTATCTTGGTTCGATTATCGCTTGTAGGTCTTTCCAGGTCTCCACGGCGAGAGGATCACCGGTGTAGAGGAAGTCATCGAGTCTCTGCATTGCTGTCCATACCGTAGAATGGTCGTAGCCTGTGGCCCTGGCCATCTCGACAGAGTGGTAGCCTTCCTTCGTGAGCTGTCTCCACACGCATTGCCGCCAGCAGACCAGGGTCTTGTCCCGTTTCCTGGAGGCGAACGGGTTGAATCCGTCCTTCGCCAGCATTACTGCGTAGAGTATCTCGTTCAGCCGTTCCTGTACGGGCTTGCGCCAGGCTCGGATCGGTTGCTCCGTCAAGTCCTTCTCGGCTCGTTTATAGCCTTCGACAAACCCGTATATCAAGTCCTCCCGATTGATTCCGTAGAGGTCCATCGGGAATCGTTCTTGAGCTAACTGTTCAGCCTTTGTCATCTTCCTTCACGATTATTATCTTCACCTTGTCACCATCCTTGAACTTGGATTCCTTCGGCATATCAAGCCAACTTGCGATGAGTTCAAAAGAGCCATCATCATAGCCGTAGATTTTGGCTCCTACCGCCTCCTTCATCATCTGCTCCTTCTGCTCGAATCTGCCTTCCATCAAGCCAATCGTAAATCTTCTGATAGAAGGTTATATCCACATTCTTGTAGTGGTCACGGATAAAGTCGGAAACCAAAGACTTGAGAATCCTCACATATTCTTTCTCATCTTCGGTTTGTACTGGCTTCTGCTCTTTCTGCTTTTCGAGGTAGGCAAGATACCTTTCTATCTGTTGTTCTGATAAAAAGACTTGGTGGTCTTCCTTCATACAGTTGATTGTCTCTATCAACTCTTTCCTTATCCTCTCGTCCTCGCTCTCTTTGAGTTCGGGTAGCACTTCTTCAATAGGCACTCCATTGAGTCTTGCCTTGTTCTTCCTTGCCCATTCAAGGATTTCATTATATTTCTGTTCGTAGTTGTCCATAACTATAAATCTGCTTTATCTTCGTCTCCGTAATAGGCATTTCGCCTTTGATAATATCCTTGCAATGCTATCGCAATATCCTTGTTGAATCGCTCGTCAGCGAATGCTGTACTGATAGATGTCTTGTCATCATTGTTGAGCACAAGGGTAATCTTTCCTTTATGCTCCCGTACTGCCTCTACGGTAGTTCTCTGCCAAGAATCAAGCATTACACCGCCTCCTTCGTTAAACGATAGATAAACCCGTCCTTGATGACAACGCAATCAGCCTTCTCATGCAGCATCACATCCTCTGGCCTATTTATCGGCTCTATATGAGGGCCACCGAAGATACCTACCTTGTGAACTACATAAGACAAGTCGTGGTTGATACGTGAAGCCTTGGCGAGATGGTATGCCGTTGCCTCATAGAATCGTTGTGCATCGGCCTTGGCGCATTTGGCACGCCACATAGCCTTCATCCGTTTCAGTCCCATAAATGTCTGATGGCCAGATAATTATTTTTGCAAAATCCCTTGTATTTACGCTGGAAGGCTCTGTCCGGCTTGTCCCAGATCTGTCCTTCCTCGCAGTTGAGTGTCTCCACCAGACCGTGTTCCCGAATATATTCCTGCGCCTGCACCCTGGTCAACTGCTGCCGTTTGAGAGGATGACTCACCAGCCAATACTCCCATATTACGTCCCCGGTGGGGATTATCTCCACCAGGGATCTCATCACTATCGCATTAGAACGGGAGGTCATTCTGCTCATCCTCCATCTTTATGGCCGCCGAAGCCTTCTTCGTCTCTATCTTTTTTATCTCATAGAGACGGAGACGGACGTACCATCTGCCGTTGTACTCCCTGCTCTGGGGCTTGTATCTGACCTCGACCTCATCCCCCTGCTGGAGCTTCCAGGTGTCCTCAACCTCCTGGCCTATGACCTCGAAATAGAGATGGTTCGTGAATCCGTTGTCGGTGGTCTCGACTACGAAGGCCCTGAAGGGGTAGTCGTTCCCTGCCTTGCTCTTGCGCTTCTCCTCATCATATAAATGGGATAGCTTTCCCTTTTCTGTGAATATCATTTTACGATTCAATTAATGTATAACTTGCGTATCTCTTTCCGGTGTTCCTGTCGTTTACCAGTTCGGTGCGGATTGGATGCCCGTCTCTCTTGAGGTCTGCTATCCTGGCTCCGAGCCGGAAGCAGCCAAAGTACCGGAGTGCCTCGATGGGCGTGATCGGGTGTCCGAGCTGGAG